TTTTTTGTCAACTTTTCGCCGATTCGGTGAATTTATACTATATATTGATTTGTAAAAGGCGCATAATTTGTATTATGTATAGTTTTGGCAGTTTTTTCTATATATAGTGCGCGAGGGCGCCGGGTGCGCGGGCGGCGCGTCGGCGTGCGATGGAATTTTGCGGCGCGTTTGTGCCGGCTGGCGCTGCCCCCAGGGGGGGGTGAGGGCGGTGTGAGTTTTTTGGTAGGTCGACATTTGACTGGCGAGAAAAAATGGCTTGACTTTGGTCGGGTTGTGTGATAAGGTGAGAGGCATCAAGGGGAAGGCGATGGACGGGAAAGCATATTACAACGCGGCGATATCATTAACGGACAGGTACCACAAGCGGTTTGCGGACATGTTGGACGACGACTCGCAGGTAGGTGATGCGGTGAGGCGGTATTTTATTGGGGAGTTTCGAGGGCTTGACTTGTATGGGTGGAACCAGTTTTGCCGGCTGATGACTTCTGGCGGGCAAGGGAAGTGGCTGGAGGAGATACAGCGGCTTGATGAGGCGACGATGCTGAACAAGTTGGAGCGGCAGATGTTTGATGCGCTGGACCGGAATGATAAAGGGGGTCGGGAAGCGTTGGATGCGGCGACCAAGGCGATACAGGGACTGGTTGGGAAGTCGAAATTCTTGAATGAGCGGAATGGCGGGGTTGACTCGGAGTTCAAACTGCAGGTTGAGTTTTTTGGACCCGAAGGGGACCCTATTTCGGGGTACGGCCCGTTGCCGGATAATGCTGAGAATGCTTTGGAAGAAGACCGCAAAGAAATAGCGGCGCAACAGGAAAGGACTGAAATATGATAGAAGTTTGGAAACCTGTTGTTGGATTTGAAAAAACTCACGAAATCAGTAACTTGGGGCGACTGCGTTCGTTGCCGAGGGTTTGTAAGTTTGGCTCGCGCAGCAAAGAATACCCAATGTGTATATTAAAACTACAATACGACAAAGGGGGATATTTGCGGTGTGCGTTGCGTATTGGAAAGAATCGTATATTAAATAAGTTTATACACAGATTGGTGGCGGAAACGTTTTTGCCAAATTACAATAATTTGCCAGTGGTTAACCACAAGAACGGCATCCGTGATGACAATCGAGTTGAAAATCTGGAATGGTGCACGGTTGCTGGAAACAACCTGCATGCATATAGGGTGCTTGGAAGAATTGGTCCGTCTGCTGGCAGGTTTGGGAAAGACAACAAAAAAACTAAAATTGTACAACAAATCAGCAAGGGAGATGTTGTTGCAGAGTATTATGGATGCACCGAAGCAGGCATGGCTGTTGGTGTTGGCAAGTCTGCTATTTCTGCTGTTTGTTTGGGCAAAAGGAAAACGTGCAAGGGGTATCAATGGCGTTACAAATAATAACTGATTATAAAAGTATCATTGATAACTGTTTTAGATACAGGTACCGTTATATTGCCTTTTTAAGCGGAAGACTTGGGCTCGCAAAATCAACAAATATAAGTGCCGCTTTATTGGTTGCCGGTTTGATGAAATCTATGCGTATAGTCTGTGTCCGAGAAACGCAAAATTCTATAAGAGAGTCTGTGTATACCCAGTTATGTGATTGTATCCGCGAACATAATTTGCCTTATACAATATACCGAGAAACAATAGTTGGCCCAAATGGGACGGAATTTATATTTAAGGGGTTACGTGATACTAACCAGCATAATATACGTTCAATGACCAATGTAGATATATGTTGGATTGAAGAAGGGCAGTCATTGTCTTCTACATCTTGGGAATCTTTAGCCCCAACAATTCGTAAAGAGGGTTCTTTTATTATAATAAGTGGTAACCCTGACGAAGAGTCGGATATAATCTATCAGTTGTTTGGTGAAAATGCGCCCCGTCGAGATGATGTTCGGTATTGTTATAAAGATTATCGTTATAACCCCTTTAGATTACCAGATGCGTTATTGATGGATATTAACCAAATGCGGAAAAACCGCCCTGAAGACTGGAGGCGAATATATCTCGGCAAGTTGCGGTCTACGGTCGATGTCCCGGTTGTCGCGTCTTGGTCTACAATTGAAAATGTCGGTAAAGGGCGGTTAAGTGATAAGATATACTGGTCGCTTGATTTTAACTACAACCCTCAGTGCTCGGTTATATGCCATTGGAACGGCGGGCAGGACTTTTATTTCAGCGACGAGATTGTAATGGCTAACAGCCCGACGGTGGAAGTGGCCGAAGCGTTCGTCAAGCTTTATAAAGAAAAATACAATAATCAAATGGTTATTATCAACGGCGACGCGTCTGGACGCAATCGGTCGTCGCAATCAGAGTTCTCTAACTATGCGATTATCCAGAATGTACTGATGAAACACAAGGTCCCGCATCGCTTTAATGTGCCTAAGCAGAATCCTAGTGTTAGCAACCGCGTGTCGAACTTCGATACGCATGTTAAGGGCATTGACGGCAAGAGGCATATACTGGTTGACCCGTCGTGTAAGCACTTGATACAGGCATGCCGGTTGTTAGGTTTTGATAAGAACGGCGACCCGCTAGAAGTGGCGTTCCGGCCTGGTATGAAAACCATCGACTACGCCAAGTCGCATATTTACGATGCGGCGTCGTATTGTGTGTTCACAAACGACCCGGTGATATTCCAGTATATGAAGAAAGAAAAACCAAGGATTCTTACTCTGCGAGAGCAGTTTGAGCGGAGTATGAAATTGCCTGCGAAGATAGTGAGGGTGGAGATATGACGTTTAATGTAAAACATTGGGCAGATTTGACACGAAAATATCCAGAACGGGCAGGCAGGGCATATGAGTTATACCTTGCTGACAAAAAAAAGCAGGCGAATCCAACGACTTATTTCAAGTTTGCGGGGCTAAAAGAAAAACGGGACGAAATCCGTTATCAAGCAGGGCTTGCAAAATATAAGCAACAAGAAAAAATAAAAATGGAGTTGAAAAATGATTAAAAACGTTTGTTGTTCTTTCGATAATGAACACGGTATGGTTTATGTGACTTGCAATAATGGCGTACACCCAGACCGCAACGGGCACCATTCAAGGACGGTTGTAATGCCACGGGAGCACTTTTTGAAGTGCTGTAAGAACCGTGAATTGTTCAATGAACCCTTGGGAATTGATGTCCGGCTTGGTTGGCAGAACGCGATTAAAAATGCAACGTCTAATTGCTTGGGGTTAAAACTAGAAATGGAAGCAGAACAGGCGGCGAAAGATATTATCGAGGTTAACGTGGCGCAACGCGGAGAAGAAGCTGTTAAGGCCGATATTGATGCGTTAGCAGAAAACAACGAGGCAGTACAGAACGAATTAAAAACAATCATAGAAAAAGAGGTAAAGGAAGATGAAGCAAAACCTAAAAAAACTAGAGCTTCAAAGGGCAGCAAGAAGTCCAGAGGGGCAGATGTTGATACAACACCTGATGGCGAAAGCACAGGAAGCGATAGTGAATCAAAATGAGTTAGTTTTCAAGGGTATGATGATGGCAATTTTTACCCTTAAACAACTAGCAGACAAAGAAAACATAGTAGAATCAGGGGATTAAAAATGGAAAATGATAAATTAGATGAACTTTTAGAACAAGAAATGAAAAACGCAGGTATAACTCCAGGGGAAGAAATTCCTGCTGAAACACCAGAAGAATCCAAACCTGCTGAAGCAGAAGAACCCAAACCGGCGGAGGAAGAACCTAAAGACCCCGAACCGGAACAGGCGCCTGCTGAAGAGCCAAAGGAAGAACCGGCTACCGAAGAAAAGGCAGAAGAATCGGACGATTTGGTAAAGCAAGCTATGGCAGAACCGGAACTGATTTTGGGTAAGTTTAAGTCGGTGGATGACTTGAAAAACGCATATCAGAACCTTGAAAAGCAGTTTACACAAAAGTCGCAACAAACTGCTGAGGTCGTGCGCTCTCAAGATGACGCATATTGGGACAACGAAATCGCAAATGCCGAAGACATTGTAGCGAGAGATATTGTTACTAGGGCGCTCGATACCATCGCAGACCCGGCACAAAAGACCGAGGCAATGACTGCTATGAACAAATGGTTGCAGACAGGCGACTCGGAAGATTTGTCTAAATGTCTTGGGTACATGGACGTTCGGGTTGAACGACAGGTTCGTTTACAGGCCATGGACGCATCTGCAAAGATTCGTGCCGAAGCGACTCGGTTGCGCACAGAAGCATGGCAAGCTCCGTTGGTGGAATCCTTGAAAGAAGTTCGTGCCGAAGACCCCGAATGGTTTGACGCACCGACAACACAAGAAATTATAAAGTCGGCAATTGCGTTAAACGGCGCAAAGCTTGATGTAAAATCGTTAAAAAAGATGATTTTGGCATCCAATAACGCTGCGGTTGAACGAGATAGAGCGAAGAGAGCACAGCAAACTGCTATTAAAACAGAGCAGAAGACAGTGTCGGTTAAGGGGGCATCGCATAATGAACCGCCAAAACCCGAAAAGCCAGTTGACCCAAATGATATTGAGGGCATGCTGGGCAGGGAATACACAAAACTTGGGCTTGGGCAGTAATGATGAAAAACTTTACAATTTTGTTAATTTTGGCATTTTTGCAAAGTGGTTGCACAAGGAAAGAACCGGTTGAGCAGGCATTCAATGATGTCCAACAATCGGTTCAAACCCTTGAGCAGACGTTGCCGGCGGAATGCAAGACAGACGAAACGATGACGGCTATAAACAAATTGCAGGCGGAAATTACAGAGGCGCGGGCTACGTGTCAGACAAAAATACTCGACTATCGAACCAAGTATGAAAGGGTGATTTCAGTGGTGTTTTTCATAATTTTGGTTTTTTTATTAAAAATTTTGTTAAAAAAGTAAAAAAAGATAGTTAGATTTGGGTATTTTATAAGTAAGGAAGATAAAACCCGAATCTTAGTATTGGATAATCTGGTTCGCCAGACCCGAAAACGGACGGACAATTTTTAATCCGAAGCAACATTATGTTTAACCTGAAAGCAAAAAATGGAGTATAAAATGTCATCGAATGCTTTTCAATTAGGAGCGACGCCTTATAATGCCATCTCGGAAATCTGGGCAAAGACGTTGCTTAAATCTTTGTCGGTTACTGGCGTATATAAACATATCGCTGTTGACCATTCTTCTGAACTTTCTGCTAACTCGGACGCGATTCATCTTCGTTTGATAAATGATTCGTCTGTCAATGTGGGTAATTATTACTCATATAGCAGCACCCCGGGGACTGCAGGTACAGAAGGCACAATAACTTATACCAAACCGGTTGTTGATAAAACGACTTTGGAATTGACCGAAACACCGTATGCTGCTGTTTCTTTTGAACACTATGCTTTGAAAACGGCCGATGTTAAATTCCAAGGTGCGATTATCGAACGTGCACGTTACAAAATCGCACAAGCAATCGACACTTTGGTTATGAACACCATTATCGCGGCTGTCCCGGGTGCTAACACCTTGACCCCGTTTGACGCTACTCAAGCGGCTGATGGTGATATGTATGACCAGTTGTTGCAATTGGCTACAATCTTGAAGAAAGCGGGTGCGGTTCCGGTTTCCAACACTTCTGACTTGTTTGGTGACAAGGGCATGAAGAGCATTGGTTACGTTGTTGTGAACCCTGAAGTTATGCGCTTCATCATCAAAGAACCGGCGTTCGTAAAGATTGACTTCACTGATAAGAATGCTATGTGGAAAGACGGTATTGTTCGTGGAACGATTGCGGGCTTGGTGGTTTTGGAAAGCTCTAACCTGCCGACCACAAGTAAGACAGTGAATGTCTTCGCGGGTATCAAAGAAGCATCGCACTTTGCTATCAAAGAATACGCAAATCGTATGATTGAAGACCCAGACCACTTCTCGGTGCTTTGGTCAGTTGCGTTCGCAGCAGGTGCTGTGGTTTCTCACCCGGCGGCGTTGGCGAAAGTCGTTGTGACTGTTCAGCCATAACCTGTAAAGTGGGGTGGGTTCCCCTTGATGCCCACCCCACACAAAACAAAAGCGGAATGTTATGATAGTTTACGAATACGAAAACAATTCAGTTATTGAAAGAGAGTTGTCGGCAGCAGACAAGCAGAAAGTTGTCGAATCAGTTTCAGAAAAATGGGAAACATGGTCTAGACCCTTGACCGAGCTAAAAGCCCGCAGGGATACTGTTGCTGCGCGTACAAAACCAAAGGTCTGTGGTGCCAAAAAGAACGAAGACGATTGGAAATCTAAGATAGAACTGAATCGCCCGTATGAATTTTATAGTAAATTATATGGGATTTTGTATGAAACTTTCTATGATAAGATTTCGTCTTATTTAAAAATGGGAAAGTCAAAGTATGACGAAGTTTATAATCGCGCTCTAACAGCAGAAAATAAAAAATCGTTGTTGGCGTGTATGAAAGATTTATTGCAAAGTGGGGAAATTGTTGCCAGTGCCGAGTTGCAAAATACATACGAAAAAATCACTTTGCCGATTGACCAAATTATGATGGTTGATCCATCGACAATTGTGTCGGTAAGGCGGGATTCGTTTGTTGTTAAACAGAAAACGGGGGAGAAAATAAACTTCGTGCGAATCAATCCGTGCAATTTTGCGTACGACCCATTGATTATGCCGTGCACAGAAGAGTTTGACCGCTGTGATAAGGTTGTGAAACAATGGAAAACTAAGCACGAAATCCTGTCAAACAAAAGCTATGAAATTTCTCGTGAAGAATTAGACAGCGAGTTTGATACAAACAATATTATCAACGAACAGTCGCCAGACAGGCAAGACACTGATGTAATTACGAGATATAATCAAATTGAAGTGTTGACTTATATTGGTAATTTTAACATTGATGGTCGGTTTTACGAAGATTATGTGGCGGTAATTGTTGGGCGGAAGTTCTTAGTATATTTTCAACCGCGCGGTATTTATACGCCAGGGATTTATTACTTCCCTTATCACGCCACAGAAGAAGGTGCACGTGGCGTATCGCCGTTGTATTACATCTTGGATTTGTGTGCGGCGGAACAAAAAACCTACAATGACAGCATTGATTTTATTGAATTACAGAAAAACCCACCGAAATACGCGCCAGAGGGGTTCTTTGAGTCAGAAGTTACAACACTGCGCCCAGGGTATCATGTGACTTATAACCCAGGGATGTATGACCCGAACGCAATCAAAGATATTGTTTTTAATGCACAACCGTTATTGTTGTTCCAAGAATCCACAAAACAGTTGGAAAAAGAAATTGCCGGTATTGATAACGGGCAGTTATCTGAAAAGTCAGAGGCGCTTACAGAAGAAGAAGTAAAGCGCGTTGCCACGAGCGATAATCTTATACCGAATATGATTATTTCGGGCATCTTGCTTAATATTATAGCTAAATATCTGAAAGATTGTGTATTAGTTTTGAGCCAACAATCCATGGATGAAAATATCGTTAAGACGGCGTGGGAATATGCTAATGAACAATATCAGATGCAAAATATCGTTAACGCGCTTGATAAGATTGGGTCGGCGGAACCGTCTATGGTTAATTTGCAGAATAGCGCGGCCAAGGTATTCGAAACAATGGGCGTGAATCCGAGCGAATACTTGAACGACGGGCGCACAGCACAGATTATACAGAATTTTGCTAATTTGTCAGACGGTGTCTTACAACAGTTGGTGCAGGTTGGGCAACAGTTGCAAGTAGAAGAAAATAATTTGACCAAAGCAAGCAAGATGATGGGGCAAATACAAGACGACGAATATCGCCGTCAATTGCGCGACTCATGGAAAGAGCAGGGGATGATGCCGAGTGAAGTTGTTGTGCCAAACGGCGATTCAACAATGACGGTTCCTGTAACGCGCGTAACCCCCGAAACACAGGTTCAAAACAAAACATCAACAACGGCGGATTAAAATGAAAAATTATAAAGAATTAGTGCAGGAAGTTTTAAATCAGAGAGCAATTATAGACAATCGTTTAATTGTTGATTTGTCAGAAACAACGCCGTCGGTATTGATTGCTTTTAATCAAGCGTGCGAGTTTATGCGTGACTTACATGCTTGGCGTTGGAACTCTCGCGAAGAAGTGTATTTGAATAATTTAGGGCAAGATACTTATCCGATGCCGTACGGAATTGTCCGCGGCGTGATTTATACTAAAAGCACGTCCGGGGAAAAGTGTGCTTTAGTGTATACGGACGAATTGACAGAAACCAAAGGTTGCCCGTGTGAATGGACAAACAAATGGGACACAGAAGAAATTGCCATCGCGCCAGCCGTGTCTACAGATTGCGACGAAGTTTCTACAACGACAATTCAGTATCAAGATAAACACATTGCGGTTTTAGGTAATCGGGTTGGCGGTACATTGTTAGAACGGTTTTCGTTAACCGACGATACCGAGAATCAGTATCTGAATGTTCCAGCGTATATCTACGATGCATATGCCCGTTGTGTGGTATTAAAAACACGCGTGTTTTTGAACGAGAACGCGCAAACGACAGTGTTCCCGGCACAACAACAGGAATGGCAAGAAGCGCTGTCTGGGCTTATGAAATACGCAAAAACGCCATACTATATATCAGAAAGAACGGAGATATAGAATGATGTATAAGTTAGAAAATGGTAAATTGGTCGAAGCGCCGGTTGTATGGCGGGGGATAGTTGGTTATAATAAGAACCTTGACCGGTTGGTGACAGACGGGTGGAAACCGTTGATTGTAACGGGTAATGGTTCCGTGATTGAATATATTGAACACAAAGACCACATTGAAGAAAAACATAGTGAGCCCCCTTATGATTATCGTGCTTTGCGCCGCGCGGCGTATCCTGAATTAGGCGATGTTATTGACGCTATGATTAAAGCATATCAGGGGGAAACCGGGGAACTTGAAGCTATAATCACAGAAAGACAAATAATTAAGAACAATATAAAGAAAACACAAGATGCCGATTAAAGTAGAACCTTTTATAAATCCTTTCCGCCGTGTTGACACGAACACTGGGTTGGTGGTTGATGTTGTTACGGTTAATGGCAAAACTTATAGGAAACTGGTAGCAAAAAATGGGAAATAAGAACGTAAATCTTTTGTGGAAAAGTTTTAAGGGTATTCGCAAGCTCAATTCTATAAATTCTGATGTGGAACTTGGCGCAGACATAGCCCACGGGGTTCGCCTTTCAAAAGAAAAATCGGGGCAATTTCGTAGTATTCGGTCTTCGGGGTGGTTTGAAGAATATACAGGTTTGTCAGAAGATGTTATAAGATTGTTTTCAGCAAACTTTTCGGGATACGCCCAACCAGACCAGTTGGTTGCGTTTACAAAGACAAACAGCGCAATAAACGCGTGGATTGTGACAGACAATACAAAGGTTATAAATCCAGTGCAAATTGCGACATTCCTTTCGGCAACAGACGTTACTGATGTTTGTATGACACAGTGGGGCGACCGCCTCGGTATGATGCTCGCGTTTGGTAGTGATAAGTTAGGATTTATATATTATTCGGCGGACACTGTTATTGGCGGGACACAAATGGGTTCGTCAGGGTTCTATTATAAGGTAATTCCGATTACAGAACTAACAACAGGCGCCTCCGTTGAAGAAATCACGCGTGTTTGCCCGTATCGTTCTCGTTTGGCAATAAATGGCGTTACGGCATATACGGCACCAAACCCACAAGACCCAACGCAACCAAGCGCCGAAACAATCTATGGTGTTTGGTTTAGTGAAGCGGGCGACCCCACAAATTTCACGATGGATTATTTGACAGAAGCGACTAACACAAGCGCGTTTTTTGTAGAAACGGGGGAAAAAGTTAATCATTTAGAAGAATACCATGGGTTGACGGCATTTTGTCGCAACCGTTCATACAATATTACTGGCACAAGCCAAAACGATATTAAAGTTGAACCATTGACGGCAAAGGGCGTATTTGGCAATGCAGTGTTCACAATTAACGGTAAGTGTTCATATGTAGATTCGTGGTCTAAAAACATATTCACTTTGCGCGATAACATTGATGGCACGATTGGTTTTGACGAACCTGTCGGCGACGACATACAGGATTATTTAGAAGACGTGGAAAATGTTACGGTTAATGTCTTGGGGCGTAGAGTTCGTATGTTAAAATCAAGCGGTCAATCTTTGGTGTTTGACGTTGATATTGGCGAATGGACAGAAGAAACCTTTGTTCCAAATGCTCGTGCGGTAACGTTCTTAAACCAAGAGTTTTTCTGCAACGGGACAGAAAACGTTTATGAGATTACAGAAAAGTGGGGCACAAATAGTCAGCAGACACCAAACGAAAAAGGTTATTATTCGCACTATCGGACTAACTTAATTTGGCTTGATTCACAGACATCGATAAAAAGCCATATATATCCATTTGCGGTGATTTTGGAACCGCAGACCAGTAACGACTTTTATATCAAGTTCACAACAGACCGAGGAGAAACATACGAAGGTCGTATAACGCGCGCAGGGTTTAGTAATGCCGCAACATATTCCAATAGCGATGCGGTGCCGGAAGATGGTTCGCAGTTCGTTGACGACGACGAAGACCTTACGGGTCGCGTATTCTTTGCTATGAGCGGGACAGAATTGTTAGTAACTGTGGAACGCCCACCATATTGGCGTTATTTGCAGATTGATATTTACACGACATCGCCAGCGCAACAGTTTAACATTTCGGGTATAGAAGCCAAAAACACATTTATAACAGACGAGCAATTGGACTATTAAAATGATAACAGAACTTTATACATTTTCGCCAAGTTCATATGTGGTTGCAGAAGAGTGGAACGCAAATTTTCGCACACTGTATAAGGTAAATGTGGCACATGAAGAAGCAATTACAGACGCACAGGCACAGGTTGCTTTCCCAAACAGTGATTTAACGAGTTTGTTCAGTGCTGTTCGGAATCAATTAAATTCGTTTGCAATACCAGGCAATACGGTGGCGATTGCACCAGAGTGCGAGTATTACAAAACATTGGCAGGTGGGCAAGATTTAGTAATAAACATACCGGATTCAATGGCAGGAGAGGCGCGGATTCTGTTGAATGTTCAAGAAACGCGGACACTAATGCCATTTATAATAAATTATTCTGGTGCACAAAATATATCATATGGTTATTATAAAAACATGTATTTTAGGCCGGGGTATTATTATATAATGTTACATGTGTCAAATGGGTTGGCACAGGCAAAAGTCGTATGGACAGGAGTGTAAAATGGTTATGAATGTTTTTCAGGCAGGTAAAGGAATAAACGCGTCAAAACTGAATGATAATTTCAGCGAACTTAAACAACAGGCGAATACCAACGAGGGCAATCTCAACACAATTGCCAATACCGCGTTGTTGAAAGACGGCAGTAATTTAACACAGTCGATTATAAACGATTTTAATGAAGAAACTACCACGGTTTTGTCCAGTAGTGGCACAATATCTTTGGCGGACAATTCGGCGAACTTTTTAACTTTGACTGGCGATGGTGTTATTCAATTGCCAACGGTTGTCCCCGACGGGTATTCGCATACAATTACATTAGTTGTTGGGGGCGGTTCTTATTCGTTAGATATTGCTACTGCCACAAACGGGAAACACCTGGTAAACGACATATATGTTGACCCCGAAGAAACTTATACGGTATTGTTTATATATAACAAACTTGATAACAGTTGGTATTATGGTCTGACACAATAAGAGGTGTGATATGTTGCAGAACGAGTTTTTTAGAGTTCAATCTTATAATCCTGACTTGCCAGAAGAAACTTGGGAGTTAGTTTTTGAAAAAAACACTAGTGGGGCATATTCACAATCTCTTGGTTGGGGGAAATATAAGATAGTGTTTTCTGGCGGTGGCGGTTCTGGCGGCGCGAGTTCAGCAACACATTGGAATTATCAGGATTGGGCAAACAATGGCTCAGCTGGGGAAGAAAGCTATATAATAACCACAATAAGTAAAGGTTCGACAAGAGTATATAGTGGTATAATTGGAGAGGGAGGAAAATCTAGTTATGCCTACGCCCGTTATAGTGCACTTATTGATGCTACTGCTACTGCTGGTAATGCCGGTTCTGGATACGAGAATGGCACAAAGGGAGGCACTAAAACCGGTAAAGGGGAAGGGGAATCTGACTGTAGTGCGGCTGCGGGGGGTGCTGGCGGGGGTTCGACCAGTTTAAAACTAGCCAGTTCTGGTGGAACTATTTTTGCAAAAGGCGGCAACGGTGGTGCGGCATCAGCAGATAGAATTGACTCCGTTTCGGGGGGGATTGGCGGGTCTGGGGGCACCACTTCAGGGACAGGCGCGGCAGGTGGCAATGGAGCTTTGGGTTATAAAGGCCCAGCCACATCTGGAGCTGGTGCTGATGGTTATGTAAGAATATATAAGAGCAATATAAAACCAAATGCAAATTAACCGCGTATCAGACCTTTCGCCAGACATCCTTAAAGCTCGCGTCTTGTGGGAAGACAACATGCGCGAGCCGTGGGACAATTACGCACTTGCCGACAAATTTGTTGTTGTGCATGACGGCGAGATTGTTGGTGGATTTGCGGTATATTGGGATGAGTCGGATGGTATTGCAGGGCACTACTGTTCGGGATGGGCAAAACACGGCGCACATGTTCCTACAGGCCGGATTTTGAAACAGTTGGTAGCGAATATCGGCGACGTGTATTTCAAGACCGACAAGCGCACCGCGAAAATTTTATTAGAAAAAATTGGGGAAAGAGTAAAAAACGTGGGTAGATTTGGGTATTTTATTATAAAGCGAGGTAAAGAAAATGGGTAAGCCAAAACAGGCACAGGCGGCTTTGATAAACACGGATTATAACTGGGGCGACTTTGGGTCGGCGGACGCTAATGGTGTAAACTTGTCACCTATGGCATCTAACACAATTCAGGGCGCCCAGGGTGGGATTGCACAGTATTTGAGTGAACTTGCAAACCCGTCTTATAACAATTCGTCTTTTATGGCACGGCAAAATATGTATGATGCAAACAACCAGGAATACGCAAGACAGTTAGCACAGAATGCTATTGCTCGCGGTTCACGTGGTAGCGTGGCACAAAACATATTGAATAGCTTAAACGCAAACGCCAACAATGCAAGACGTGCCGCCATGGTCAACGAAAGCGAAAGATTACAAAACATCTTGTCGGCGCTCGGAAGCGTGGAAGGGAACTATTTCAACCAAGCAAATATTTTTGCCAACAATATATTATCGCGCCAACAGGGCAATCAACAATTGCAAGACATTATAAACCAGCAAAACGCTAATGCTTATAATAATTGGCAAGCGAACGTTTTGTCTGGCAGTGCTAGTTTGGCGGGCACACTAGCGGGTTCTTATTTGGGTTCTGGTAACGGCACAAATACAGCAACTCCATATGGAAACGCCATTGACCCGAATCAAGTGGCAAGCGCTAACAACATGATAGGTTAAAAGGTAAAAAAATGGGCAAACCAAAAGAAGTTAAACCATCTTTGATAAATACAGATTATAACTGGGGGGACTTTGGGTCGGCTAATTCAGGCGGAGTAAATTTGTCGCCTATGGCGTCGGCCAGTATAAAGGCGGCCCAATCTGGTATTAACCAAAATGTGAACCAGCTTATCAATCCAACATATAGTAGCGACCCCTTTAATGCAAGGATGGCGTTAGTAGATGCTGCAAATAATCAGCAGTTAACTAATTTAAGGGCGGATGCTATGGAACGCCAAGCGCGTGGTTCAGCAACACAAGCAATTTTAGATAGAGTTATGGGGAACCGTGCGAATAATTTACAATCGGCCATGAGCGAAGAAGATGCCCGTATTATAAAAGCATTGTCAAGCATGGTTGGGGCCGAAAACAATTACTTTAACGAAGCAAATACTTTGGCAAACAATATCTTGTTGCGCCAACGCGGCAATCAGACAATACAAAATGCTATTAACAAGCAAAACGCAGCAAACTACAACGCATGGCGCGACAATATGTTTTCAGGTACTGGCGGTGCAATTGGCGCGGCGATTGGTGCGTATTTTGGTGGTGGTGCTGGGGCGGCGGCTGGTGCCGGTCTGGGGTCAAGTGCTGGCAGTTCGGTAGAAGGGCTTTTTAATTAAAGGGTAAAAAATGGCAGATATAAATTATAATGATTATGGCGTAGCAGCGGCGTTAGGACAATTAGCACAAGCCCAAGAAGCAATGGCTATGCGACCACAGAAGACGTATTCAAGAACTACTACGAGTAGCACAAGCACCCCGCGTGCGTTGGAAGATATGATTATGCGTCGTAATATAATTGGCGCAAACAATCAGCGTTTGTTAGATGCGTTGAAGGCGCGCGAATCGTTTGGTTATAATTTTGGTGCCGGATTAGCAAATTTAACGCCAAGACAGGGCCCTGGTTCTTGGGTATCCGATTTCGCTCGTGCCTTTGGGGGCGCAATGACACGTCCAACTGATTCTGCAATTGCGCGGGAACAAGCAGCGCGCCAGATGGAAGCGGAAGACCTGAAGACGGCGTTAGATTTCGATAAGGCGATGGGCGAAACACAAAACCAGATTCAGGAAGAAAATGTTGGGTATACCGAAATGCCGTATACTGGTGTTGGGTCAAAAGCGAAACAGTCGGCGCAAGGCGAAGGTAGTGGCATTGCCAGTTATTTAGATTTGCCCGACATAGACATAGACGCGTTAAACAAAAAAGCTGGCAGTTGGGAAACAAATGAATACAACCCGTCAGACCAAAATCAATCTTGGCTGAAAAATCTTGCTTATAGAGCCGCCAGGGGCGAAGATAAAGAATACGGGGTCGCGTTGAGTAAGAAAACAGACCGTTCGAACGCTTTTGAACAATTCAAGACAAATGCTATGCAAGGCATGTTTGACGTGTTGAAAGTATTGCGCCCAGCTACGGACACTGATGTTTTGGTGGCGTTATCATCGGCTGGTGCCGACCCATTACTAAGCCCAGAAACTCGTGACCAGCGTTTGACTAAAACACTGAATCAAGAATTACGCAAGGGTAATTTGGCCCCGGTAAAGAATTTGCGGCACTGGCAAGACACGGTAAGATATTTGCAGAAAACCGGTGAATGGAATCCACAGGCGGCGTTGAAACAATCCGCCCCGGCACAAAAACCGCAAACAAATCAAGGGCCCATGGGCGCCATGATGCAAAACATGGGTGCGCCACGTGGCGATAGAAAAATGCCTGCTATTGGCGAAGTTCGCAATGGTGTAAGGTTTTTAGGGCTCAATGAAGACGGTTCTATGAAATTTGAAAAGGTGCAATAATGGATGATTTAGAACAACAGTTTTTTGCGGGTGGCGACGATTTAGAGAGTCAATTCTTTGCTGGGGAACCGACAGACGAAACCCCGCGTGGAGCTAATTTAGCAGGCGCCATAAGAAATATAGCACAAGCGACACCGTTTATCGGCACATATGCTGACGAGCTAGAGGGGTGGATTCGTGCTGGCGAAGGCGGCAAAGATTATGAAACATGGCGCAAGAACGCTGAAGAATCTGCTCAGGGAAATATAAAAAACACAGGATATGGCTTGCCATTAAACATTGGTACAAACCTTGCCGAAAACGCGGCCATTGCCGCTTTAACGCGTGGTGCTACGTTGATGCCAGGGATGTCCGCACTGCAAGGAGCCGCCGAGGGGTATGGTATGGGGGACAATTGGCGCGACCGTGCGGAAAATGCTGCTTTCGGAGGCACTATTGGTTTTGTAGTTCCTACGGCTTTGAACAAAATTCTGCCGACAAAAAGCACCCAAAGTCGCCTGCTTACAAGTTTGGCGAAACGTCCGCTAGAAACAACAGCCCACGACTCAAAAGTGTCGCAAACTATTATTGCGCGGGCTTTGCAACAAGGCACAACACCAGACCAAATAATTGTTAATCAGGTTTCAAAGGGCTACAGGGACAACCTGCTGGGCAATTTAGGCAGAGCGGGCGTTGGCGAAGATGTGTATCGCGGTCTGTTAATGAAAAACATGGCCGAATTAAGAAGACCCGGGTACGCCACTTATATCGGTGAAAGAATCGACGATGTGTTGCCTGGGTGGGGCAAAAAGTTTATGAACGAAGTAGAGTCGCTAGAAGAAAAAAAATTAGGCGAAGATATTTTCGAGAAAATCGACCCGCGCAAGATAGCCAAAACTGCAGTGAATAAAGTTATGAAAGGCGCAAGTGCAGAAGAAAGAGAGTTAGCGTCAAAGACGATGGAAAACGCGATAGCCGTTCAAGGGGTTGCTAAAAAGACACTACCCACGTTAAAAGCAAAACCAGTATCAACGGATTCTGGGTCTTGGTGGAATTTTGGCCGTCGCCTTGTAGCACCAATAAGGAATCTTAACAATTATGGCACGATGCGGGCGCTAACTTTAGGCACCCCAAATTATCAGCCGGGGAATTTGGTCGGACGACTGACAAACTGGTACACGCCTAATACGGTTCGTGGTGCGTTAGACGCTTTGGCAGAAGGTTATGAAATGGGCACATTAAAATAAGGAGTAATAAAATGAAGTATAGCGATAGTCTTTTTAATAGGTTGTTCGGCGACAGTCGTGTGTATAGTATGGCGGACGACCCGATGACTATACCGACAAAGGATTTACGCGCTTTGACGGCAAATATAATTAGCCCAAAACGATGGGATAGGAAAACATATGGATTGCTTGGACAATTGGGCGAAGTTCCTACGCCATATATTAGAGATTCATTAAAGGCTTCCCAAATGTCGCAATGGCTCAGAAACGCCGACATTGCATCTGATGGGACTGCGACGTATGTTCCGAGAGAAGACGCTTTCATAAATGCACTTGTGCAAACCGCACGCGACGCGTATGAAGCAGAACGTAATAATTATAGAACTACTTATAGGGATGAAGTTGGTGTTAGACCGACACAAACAAAATCCGGGGAATATCTTTATAGATTACGCCATCCTGACGCTCTTGTGGCGCCATTTGCGAGGACGTATAATGAAGAATTAGACCTAAATATAGATTAAGGAACGCACATGTCCGACAACAAATTTATCCAACGCTTAAAAGGACAGCAAACACCTAAATCCGTTGTTGAGATTCAAAACGATAAACTGATTGCCCCGTTTACTGGTGTACCGTATTCTACCGATGTAGTCGGCGGCATTATTGACGACAAGGATTCGTCAATTGTGGTTGCCAAGGGTGCCCAGAATTGGAAACTCGACGGGAACTCTTTGGTGGTAACGAGTTCGTTATCGGGTGATGGGGCAGATTACACGGGTGAGTTTAATGCCAGTGGTAGCGGGTTATGGATAAATGCGGTATATTCTCTGCCGGCGACGATATTCACCGCGGGCACAAAATGGGTTTTGAAACTTTGCGGGAAGAACTTGTTAACAACGTCGGGTGAAACGATAGGGTTCACGCTTGTTGTTAAAGTTGGCAATACACATATTACAAGCAAAACATTCTTGGTTTATGAGGGTGCAAATGTATTTTGTCGTCAAATGGTAATAGATTTTAGCGAAAGCGAACAGTCGATTATTAAAGCACAAAGTGGCGACAAACTTACGCTTCAATTACTGTGTTCCGACACCAACGCCAGTGCAACAATTTATAATGGCATGACGGTATTTACTGCCCTACAACGCCGTGTTGACGGTAATGCTGTTGCGTCTGACAAAAAAACTTTTGACGAGGTTGTTGACGATGTTGAACAACTACAAGAAGACCTTGACGACCTTGAAGAGTATGTGGACGAAACCTTTGTAAAAAAGGTGGGTGACACGATGTCTGGGGCATTAAACTTGGCAGAAATAGCGTCTTCAAATACGCCTTTATTGACCTTAACCCATTCTAATACTACGACTTACAAATGGAATATTGCCCCGCGGTATAATAGCACCACATTGTCAGTGTATCCGGGGACGACAGAAACGAACGGGTTCCGGTTTGCAACAACCGGCTTTGTGCCAGCATCCAACAACGCGCGGTATCTCGGCTCTGCAAGTTTGAAATGGAAAGGCGTTTATACCAGCGCGTTGAATAATGGTGCCGACCTTGTCGTTCCAAACAAAGCGGGAACGCTTGCGACTATGGGCGACGTGGAACTGGCGGCGCGGTCTGGGACACAACTAACAGACCAGGGCGTATGGTATGCCAAAATGTATGCGGCGACCGTGGCACCGGCGGCAGAGAACGGCACAAACTATGCGGACTTTTCGCAGGTGGACACGGGTGGCAACCCGATAATCGTGCTATATGAACGCCAGAACGGTGCGTGGGTAGAAACAGATATAATCGTGCCGCCGGCCGAATATGATGGCTATGTTATTGTCACAAGCAAGATTTGGGATATAGCAGAACAGACGGGGCAACAGGGCGGGCGCGTATTGTGGAACCACACAAGCAAAGAGTTCACACCATACCCGCAGATAATATCGTTTGAAGATATAAATGTGACGGGCAATTCTACAGTTGTTATGCCACAGAATCCGGGGACGAATCAGATTGTAAACAAGGGATATGTTGATAACCAAATTCCAACTGTCAACAACCCGACAATCACGATTACACAGGGCGGAGTGACCAAAGGTTCGTTTTCATTAAACCAGGCAACTGGCGACACGATTGCGCTGGATGCTGGTGGCGGCGGTGGTGGCGCAG